TACTTGGGATGCAGGGGGCACATTACCTTTAACAACAAGAGCTGCAACAACCACTTCTGGTTTTGCAACAGGTAGTAATCCTACGGCAACAAGAGCTAGTTTAATATCACCAACAACAAGACACTTAATTCATCTTGGAACAGAAACAACAATAGGTGATGCTACAACTCAAGACGATATGTTTATAAGATTTTCTGATCAAGAAGACATAAATACTTATGCACCAACAGCTATTAATTCTGCAGGAACACAAAGACTACAAGATGGTAGTAGAATTATTGGAGCGTTAAAAGCAAAAGAAACTATTTTGATTTGGACTGATAATGCTTTGTACACTATGAAATTTATAGGAGCACCTTTTACATTTGGTTTTGAACAAGTAGGTACAAACTGTGGACTTATAGGTAAGAATGCTGCGGTTGAAGTAGATGGTGTTGCATATTGGATGAGTCCAAATGGTTTCTTTTTATACGATGGTACAGTAAAAACACTCCCTTGTTCTGTAGAGGATTACGTATTTGATCAATTAGATATTACAAAAGGTCAACAAGTTATGGCTGGATTAAATAATTTATTTGGAGAGGTAACTTGGTACTACCCTAGCACTTCATCAACATATAATGATCAGTATGTGGTTTATAATTATGGTGAAAGCAGACAATTACCTATTTGGTATATAGGAACAGAGGCTAGAACAAGTTGGATAGATGGAACAATTTATCCAAAACCTTTTGGAACTAAGTTTGACTCTACTGCAGATGGCACTTTTCCTACAATAGTTGGTGTGTCTGGATTAGGACAAACCACATTATTTGAACACGAGATAGGCACAGATCAAATCAACCCTGATGGAACAACTACAACGGTGCCATCAAACATAACATCGTTTGATTTTGATTTAGATTTAGAGGGCACATCAGGCCAGTTCTTTTTATTCATGCGTAGAATACTACCAGACTTTAAAAATCTTGTAGGAGATGCTAAGATAACTATGTCAGTAAAAAGGTTTCCACAACAAACCGATACTGCAACTACGTTAAGTCCTT